AAACTATTACTACACGACAGACGCAGAGCCGCATACGTTTCGCGGACAGGTCTACACACCCATCAAGAACATGAAGCGCAACGCCGTTCGTACAGGCACTAACACGGAAGAGAATGCAGCCGTTAAAGTGTCGATGCCGATGGACACTGAGATCATCTCAGACTACGGCTTCCAGACGACACCGCCAAGGCTCTCACTTACACTGTACAGAGTCTATCGAGGTATCACACCTTATGAGACCAACTTCCGTGAATATTGGCGCGGTGTAGTAACAAGCATCAGCATCAAGGGACGCATTGCCACGCTCGAAGTCCCAAGCATCTTTTCAAGCGTCATGGGTGCAAGCTGCCCAAGCTTCTATTTCCAAACGCCTTGTAACCACGTTCTATTTGAGCCAAGCACCTGCGGCGTCCCGCGTGCCGCGAATAGCGTACCAACCACCATTGTATCGCTCGCCTCTGGCGGGCAGGTTATCAGGCTAGACAGCTATGGCGCTTTTCCGCCAACTGACTTTATCGGCGGTGAGATTTTCATTCCATCACAGAATGAACGTCGAATGATCATTGGCGCTGACAACGGTACTAACACGCTCACTGTCAACTATCCGTTCGGGCGCGCGCTGGTAGGTACAAGTGTGCAAGCTACACGCGGCTGCGACCATGCGTGGAAGGGACACTGCCTCACGCGCTACAATAACACCGCGCGCTTCGGCGGGCACCCGCTCATACCGCCCATCAACCTATTTGAATCAGGATTCTAAGCCATGTGGGTAGCCATTTTCATCGTAGCATTTTCGCTTCTGCTGATCTTGCTTGCCCCCAAGCCTAAGATCGAGAACGCTCGTGCAGGTAGCCTTGGTGACTTTCGATTCCCTCGCAGTAGCGAAGGCGACCCAGTGCCTTGGTTTCTCGGCACGGTAAGGCTGCGCTCTCCTAACGCGCTCTGGTACGGCGACTTTGACCCTGTGCCGATTACTAAGAAGCAAAAGACTGGTCTGTTCAGTAGTAAACGCGTCACGGTTGGTTACAAGTATCACATCGGTCTTGACTTGTGCTGGGGTTTGGCTGGTAACAGTACTGTGAGGCTGCGTAAGCTGTGGTCAGACAAGCACGTGTTCTTCGACGGCAACATCAGCACAGCATCAACACTCACTATCAACTTGCCTAATCTTTTCGGCGGCGAAGAGCAGCGCGGCGGACTTGTAGGGCGCATCGACTTCTACCCTGGCAGCTTCAATGAAACGCGCAACGCCTATCTTATGGCAGAGGCAGACCCCCAAGTGCCCGCCTACATCGGTCACTGCCGCACCGTCTTTCGCGGCGCGGCTATAGTCTCGCCTTCCGCTCTTCCGCTTTCTATCTTTCGACCGCGCCGCCCAAGCGGCAATAACGCAACTGGCTTCTATTTCGGCACCACCACCAACATCAATGCCATCCAAGCGGAGATGACTCGGCTATCAAGCAACGTCAGCGCTGCGTTCAGCGTCATGCCTAACGGGCTCGATGTTAACCCGATGGAGGTTCTGTATGCGGGCTTTACGGAACGCTTCGGGATGCCTGGTCTTTCCCCTACCAACATTGACATGGCCTCCTGGCAGCGTGACGCGCAGACCCTTTTCAATGAGGGCTTCGGAATGTCACTGCTTATCCAGCGCGGTATTTCAGGCAAGGACTTGGCAGAGGAAGTTCTGCGTATCGCAGACGGCATCTTGTACCAAGATAGCGATACAGGGTTGATGGTGTCGCGGCTCATTCGTGAAGATTACGTCGTCGCCAACTTGCCTATCATTGATGAGTCCATCGTTCTCGATCTCACCAACTTCTCTAAGACCACTTGGGAGCAGACATACAACCAGTGTCGCGTTACGTTCAAAGACCGCAGCAACTTGTACGCTGACAAGGTGGCGACAGCACAAGACTTCGCCAACATCAACTTCCAGCAGCGCGTCAAGAACATTGATATTTCGATGCCGTCAACATTTGTGGCGGATGAGGCAAACAGGCTGGCCGTCCGGCAGCTATCACTCTTGAGTGTGCCGCTGTTCCAAATTGAACTTCGCTGCAATAGGCGCGCCAGCTTGTATAAGCCCGCTGACTTATTCATCTTCAACTACGCTCCCTATGGCATTAGCAATATGGTGATGCGTGTGCAAAAGATCGAGAAGGGTACACTGCTTGACGGCGTGGTTACAATCAACGCCGTACAAGACCGCTTCGCTACGGCGTTGGCAGTGTTCGCCCCTCCTGGCGGCAGCGGCTGGATCAATCCGATTGGTTTGCCGACTGCGATGGTGCCGGAGGCGCTATTTGAACTGCCTTATGAAATGAGCGAAGCGGAGGGTGCTGTCATCGCGACGATTGGAAGTCGGCCACAAGCTGGCGACCTTGGCTACAAGATATTTGCAGGAGAGACTGCCATCACGCTCGAAGAGATTGGGCAGATTGATACCTTCACGCCAAGCGGGCTGCTGACTGCGCCCTATCCATTCAGCACCGCCGCGCGCGATGCTGTTGGATTCGCGGTCGGAACCGTAAGGCAAGCGGACGATGTTGACGGCGGAACAGAAGATGAGCTATTGGCTGGCGCGTCCGTCGCGCTTATCCGTAGCAGCGCGGGTGATGAGCTTATCGCCTTCCGCACCTTTAACGGTACGCAGGTGGGTGATGTTATTCGCGGCATCTTCGGCACCGTACCTCTTAGCCACCCTTCTGGCGCGACGGTGTTCTTCATCACCAGCGGCTTCGGCATGGTAAACGAGGAAAGCCCGCTCACCGTTACGCCGTTCACCGTTCACGCAAAGCTCTTACCATTCAGCAGTCGAGGTCAGCTAGCTCTCGCCACCGCCGCGCCGCTCAGCGTCGTCGCCATCAACAAGGCGCAGCGCCCTGCGGTGCCCGGTCGCGTCCGCGTGAATGGCGTAGCGCCCGGCAGTATCGGGCTTGTAACAGGCGCGTTCATCGTAGCGTGGGCGCAGCGCACAAGGCTCGACATACAGGTGCGTACGCAAGCAGAGGGAAGCGTCACTGCTGAGCTGGGTACAACGTACAACCTGCGCGTATTTAATAACGCCACGAACGCTCTTTTAGCCTCTGGCCTCTTGGGTGACGCGGTAGCAGCACAGGTGCGTCTCAGCTTCAGCGGTCAGGTGCGTGTCGAGCTTGAGGCGTCCCGCCTTGGGCTCGCATCCTACACCGCACAGCGCGTCGTGTTCGACTACGCACCAGCAGGTGAACTACTAAACAATGTAGTGTTTGATTTGACCTCTATCATCTTCGACGGAGGACGGCCCTGATGCCTGAGATCGTTATTCCGCAGAGGTTCGCGCAGCGTCGTGGCACTCCTGCTGAGTGGGCGAACGGCGCCAACATTTTATTCCAAGGTGAGATCGGCTTTGAGCTAAATGGCAGCAACGCGGCACTCGCTTGGAAGGTAGGCGACGGCGTAACGCCATGGGCAACGTTGCCTTACTTCGCAAGCGGCGGCAGCGGCCCTGTTGAGTTGCGCGCGACCTCTACACACATCCAGTGGAGGCTATTGCCGACTGACCCTTGGATCAACCTCACGTTGCTGTCGTCGCTGCAAGGGCCGCCCGGCCCACAAGGCAATCCCGGCCCAGCTTCGACGGTTCCCGGCCCCGTAGGGCCAACCGGCCCGCCTTCTACGGTTCCCGGCCCCACTGGCCCGCCCGCGCTGGAGTTAGGCGTTGCTGCGGGCTTTATCCGCTGGCGAGAGATTGGCGGCATAGGCTGGACAAACCTTGTCGCGCTTTCCACGTTGCAAGGCTCGCAAGGCATCCAAGGCATCCAAGGCTTGTCCGCCTATCAAGTCGCAGCAGCGGGCGGCTTCGCGGGCACGCAAGCGGCTTGGCTTGCGAGTTTAGTAGGGCCGGCAGGAGGGCAGGGCATCCAAGGACCACCGGGCATTTCAGCCGTGCGACGTATCCAAAACATACCCAACACATCAGGCGGAGTAGTGGCCTGCAATTGGGATTCGTTCGATGAGATACGCATAACACTAACCACCAACACAACGCTCACGTTCAGCGGCGCTCTTGATGGACAGGGCTGCATCTTAAAGCTCAAGCAAGACGGCACAGGCGGTCGAACAGTTACACTACCAGCAGTAGCACGCTTCAACTCACTCATTACAATCTACAAC